GCAATCAATAATATCGACGCCACCATAGTTTGTGTTGGGAGCACCAGCGTCTACGTTAAGTATTGTACTTCCTGCTGCTCCAGTTAAACCTACTAAACCTTGAGGACCTGTTGGTCCTGTTACACCCTGTGTACCTGTTGGACCAGTGTTTCCTATTGGACCTATTACACCTTGTGGGCCTGTTACACCCTGTGGACCAGTTACTCCTTGTGGTCCAGTTGGTCCTAATATTCCTTGTGGACCTGTTGGTCCTGATGGACCGGCAACTCCTGTTGCACCAGTTGGCCCTACTTCACCTTGTAAACCTCGTGGGCCAACTCCACCTGTTGCACCTGTAGGTCCTGTAACTGTACTTGCTGCTCCAGTTGCACCAATGACACCCTGTGCACCTGTTGCTCCAGTAGGACCAGTTGGTCCAACAACTCCTTGAGATCCTGTAGGACCTTGTGGACCTACGATTTGTCCTACGTTATCCCACTCAGAACCATCCCAAACATAAAGATCACCTTCATCATTTACTAAGTACGCATCATTGAATGAATTACCAGATGATGGTAAAGAAGCAAATGTAGATCTTGATCCAAGAAAAGTAATTGATACGCCTTGTAAACCACGAGGACCAGTTGCACCAGCAGAACCAGTTGCACCAGTTACTCCAGCTAAACCTTGTGGACCAGTTGGACCAAGAAGACCTTGTGCACCGGTAGCGCCAGTAGGTCCGGTTGCTCCAGTGTTACCTTGTACACCTTGTGAACCGGTTGGTCCCATTGCTCCTGCAGGACCTGTGTGTCCAATAGGACCTGTAACAGTTGATGCAGTTCCTTGTGGACCAGTAGAACCTGTTGGACCAGTTGGTCCGTCTAAACCACGAGCACCAGTTGGTCCGGTAATTGTAGATGCAGGACCTGTAGCACCAGTTGCGCCGGTAGCACCTGCAGGACCAGTTGGTCCTGATGCACCAGTAGCGCCAGTTGTTCCAGTAGGACCAGTTGCTCCTTGTGGACCGGCAGGTCCAGTACTTCCAGTTTGATCAGCACCAATAGTAATTACTGTTGTGGGCTGCTCAATTATCTCAATAATTTCTGGCGTAGTCACTACAGTGTTACCTGCTTTTCAGTAAATACTTTTCCAGTCATAAATGTTCTAGTTTTTCCATCTGCACCTGTTAGCTGCACGTCGTAGTAACAAGCGTATGGAAGTTCTGCTGTAACAGCTCCTGAAAGTGCAAGTTGAAGAGTGTCAAAGATGCCGCTGCCTGTTGATTGAAGTTTAGTAATTACAAACGTACCAACAATTACTGGACCTACTTGAGCACGGCCCCCAGTATGGAATAGGCGAAGTTGAGATTTAGGCGTGTAAGTGGCGAGATCCATTGAGAACTTGAGCTTAATAGCAAAGTCGTCTCCCGCATACATAGAGAGGTCTCTGTTAATAACGTCACCTTCGGGAGTGACATCTCCATAATCAGGGATTGACAACCGTACTCGTTGTGGAAGAGAAGCATCATCTATCTCCTGTGGTCTGTAGATTGGTACAAGCTTATTAGTCAGGCGACTAATACGGCGTAGATTAAACACATCAATCTTGTATAAACCAATACCAAGAAGATTACATAGCTCTCGGTACTGCTCTTTACGTTGAGTAATGATGTCTGTTAGCTGACGAAATCTTTCTGTACGGGGAATAGACACACCGTCAGGAGAAATAATATCAATATCAAAGGAAGCATCTGTGGCCAGTGTATAAAGGGCCAGAGTAGTTGCAAGAAGAATCATTGGGTATTCGTCAATAACCGGAAGAGTAAGTAATGTTGCTCGGCTACCGTTAGTATCGCTAGTGCTATTGGCGTGTTCTACAAAAGCAGTAGTAACGTACTGGTTAATTTCGGCGGTAGTAAAGTATTTAAAAGTAGTTCCTGAGGCAGTAACTATTACCCCATCAGCTGGAGGGGAGGCTAATACAATCAAGCCGGTTCGTTCTTCTACAGATGTAGTACCAGATACGTTTGTTGACCCTACCCGGACGGTCATAGTTGCGCCGTCTACTGGGGAAGTTGTTAGGTTAAATCGAGTGGTGACTCCGTCGCCCTTAAAGGTTTCAACAAAGGACTTACCTTGGTCACCTAGTTCAAAGCGAAGACGTTCAGATAAAGCCGAAAGTGTTGCCACTGATTCCTCCGATGAAGTTAATGTTCAAATAATCCCGTGATTAGAGACATTAGTCAGGGCAAACGTTAAGAGCCCTCATGGACGAAGGGCGGCTTGTCCATGAGGGCGTTCTAGATTAAGTCTCTTATTAGAGACGTTCGTACAAATAGCCCTTTTCTTGCAAGTGCTGAGCAACTTGCTTTGCTACTTTGTACTTTTGTCCGGCTTTAAAGGAATAATGATTTCCTACGCCGATTGTTACAAAATCTAGGTCTTCAGCGACACGAATAACTTGTGCGTCATCTGCAAGACTTACGCCTACGGTCTCGACTTCGTCAATAACTGTTGGACTGTTTGGGGATGTAAGATCCACAACCTCTGTCTCTAGCTTAGCTGCAGCTACTGCTGTAGCCATTGACATTTCACCTGCACGTTGTGCAAGTTCTTCTGCGTGAGCTTTAACTTGCTCTTCGCGTTGACGTCCAGTGACGTCTGTTACTTTTGCTTTTGCCACGATTATTATTCTCCTGTAAGTTTGTGTTGAGGGGCTGGATTTTTAGGCCCAGCCCCCTAACGGGTTAAATTAGTTTGTTTCTGCTAGAACTACAGACTGATCTGTGATTAGACCAAGACCGTAAATTGCATACCAAGCAAGCGCATGCTCACGACCGAAGTCTAGAATACCACCATCGCGGAGTTCTACTGGAAGCGAGATTGCGTGACCGAATGCGTTATCTCCAATGAAGATTGCGCTGTAACGATCCTTGTTACCATTACCTGTCTTTGTTGCTGGGGATGTGTAACCGCCACCTGTTGGGTAAACGATTGATCCTGCAGCAACTGCAGTGTCAGCTGAGTAGCCTGAGCCAGCTCCGCCAACAACCTTTTCGATCTGTGTTGTTTCGATGAATACTGTGTCGTATAGACGACCAATCTCACCTAGCATGAAGTTACCTGGAGCTGCGTACTTTGTTACTTCGATGAACTCTGGGTTGTCACGAAGCTTGCGGCTCTGGTGTGGGTGGATGAATGCAACATATGTCTCACCCAAACGAGGGATGTTCTTTGTTGCAAGTGTCTCTACTGCATCCTTAACAACTCCTGTTGTTAGGTCGAATGCACCAGTCATAGAAGCACGGGAAGTACCTGCGGTACCTGTTCCGTACCAGTCATTTGCAGCTGTAAGACCTGAGCGGTCATAGCCGTAAATAACTGAAGATGCGGCCATGAGTGTGTCACGTGCCTGACCATCTAGGTATAGAGCCATGTTACGACCAAGAAGACGTGAGGCTGAAGCCATTACGTCATCAAATGATGCGTTAAGTAGTAGCTCTGAAACAGCAATTGCATAGCCATGCTCTGCAACTGTGATTGAGAATTGCTGTGCTGTTAGTGCGTTTGTCTGCATACGCACGCCTTCGACGAGTGAACCCGCGAAGCCGAGGTTGTTGTAACGCATAAAGTTGATCTGTAGACCTGGTGCAACTCCTAGTTCTGTCTTCTTAACAGCGAACTGTTCGAAGCGAAGAATAGGCATTGACTGGAAAAGAATTTCCTTTGACCAGATGGTCTGAATTGCTTGTGTAAGCTGGCTGTTGGAGCCAGAGTACGCTGTTGGGGCCGCGGCTAAATTACCGGTACCCGTTACGGCTGATGCCATGTCGGTTTTACTCCTTAGTTAGTTTGTTTAATTACTTAGGTAACTTCTTACCCGAAGATTCCCTTGCCTCGGTCAGATGCGGATTTACCCAGCAACTTTCCTCGGTATTTTGCGTATTCGGTAACCGACATTGCGGCAATCTGCTCCGCAGTAAACGAGTTTTGCTCCATATTAGTGTCCATCGGTCCGGATGGAGGCGCTGTTACACGACTCCCAGTCATTTCTTTACGGGCATTCTGCATTGCAGACTGCGCCGATTCCAGGATTCTTGAAGATCTCTCTCTCAGTCCTGTAATACTTTGTTCGATCTCATCAGGAGTACTTCCTGA